CAGCATGTCGTTCTGCCAGCGGCGGGTGACGGCCTTGTACTCTTCGGAGTGCTCGCCGGCCAGGGTGATGATCATCGGCGTGCCGTCATCGTTGTAGAGCGGCGCATCGGAATTGGGGTGGCGCAGATGCAGGTCGGAGGTAGTGCCGAACTTGATGGCTTTGATGCCCATATTATGAACCTGATGATGTGAGTGAGTGAGGGCCACGGTCGCAGGACCGTGCGGAAAAAACCCCGTGCACGGGGCCGCGGGAACAGGATCCGCCAAAAATAAGCCCGGCGCGGCCGGCCCGGCCGCCGAAGCGGTCGGGGCGGGGCGCGCACGGGTCCGGGCGTTGGTCATTAAGCGCTATTCGCCTTGGCGCCTTCGATCAGAGCGCCGGTGATGGGGATGGCGCAGGACAGCTTGACCACTTCATCTCCGCTGCCAACGGTAACCTTGGCGCTGCGCACCAGGCCCAGGAAGACATAGCGCTGCGCCTTGGGGGTGCCGCCAGTGCCGGTTTCGGAGAGCTCGATCTTGAAGGCGCTTTCCGCCGGATCGCCTTGCTTGGCGATCAGGGCCAACAGGCCGGTGTCGGTGGTGGTTTTGGCCACCGAGAGCTGCACTTCGCCGTTATCGGTGGAGCCGCGGAATTTGCAGGCGACGCCGGTGCCGAGCGGGGTGAAGGTGCCGATCTGGCCTTCGGGGCCGAACTCGCCGATGGACTCCACCATGCCAACCTCGATCCAGGTCAGCGCGTCGAAGGCGGCGAGGTCATCTACCTCGACGCCGGTGATGGTAGGTGGGGTGGCACAAAAATAAAATTTGGTGCCTTTGCTGGTAATGATCTCTTTGACAGTGCCGAGAACGTCGGGCATGGGAATAACCTCGAATAGGGTTCAGGTTAAGGAATGGGCGCGGGGGTGCGGGCCTTACGCCTCGGTGATGGCGCCGGTGATGGCGATAGTGGCATTGATCTTGACGGCATCGTCCCCGCTGCCGACATTGACCCGGCACGACTTGCACAGGCCATTGAACTCGTAGGTGGTGCCATCGCTGAGCTCGATCTGGTAGGCCAGGGGCGCATCGCTTTTCTGGGCGGCAATCAGCTCGATCAGGCCGGTGTCGGTGGTGGTTTTGGCAATGGTCAGGGATAGCTCGCCGTTGTCGGTGGTGCCCATGTACTTGCCGGCGATGCCGGTGCCAATGGGCACGAAAGAGCCGGCGGAGGCTTCGGGTCCGAACTCGCCGACCGATTCGATCATGCCGATCTCGGTATAGGTCGGGGTCAAGGTGGTAATTTTGTCGCCAATCGAGACTTTGGTGCCTTTGGCGGTAATCAGGTCAGTGCAGACGGCTAGGCCCATGAGAGGTTCCTCTAGTTAAGCGCGGGGTGGCGGGGGGGGGCGGGGGGGGGGGGGGGTGCTGAGCATGGCGGCGGGAGCTCCGGCTTAGGGCGCGCTGGGGTAATCACAGCCGCTGATTTGGAAAACATCGCGCCATTGCAGGACGGCGCTGTCGAGGGCGGCCATTTCGCCGCCCAGCCAGCGGATGCGGTTGGTGGCCGGCTGGCTATAGAAATATTCGGACCATACGTCGTTAATCTGGCTCCAGGGTCCTAAAAGCACGGCGTGGATTTCGGCGCGGACATCGCGCAGCGAGGCTTCATCGGCGGCGGTGACGCGGATCTCGTAACGGCGGCGGAACAGGCTGCCCTGGCCGGACAGGCTTTCAAACAGCGGTTCATCGCTGGTGAGGTGGACGGTGGCCACCGGCAGCGCGGCGCGCTCCAGGGGCTCCAGCCGGGCGGGGTCATCGACGGCGGCCAGGGACAGGCAATGGGCACTGAGCTGGGCAATGATGTCGGCGGCGGTGATCATGCGCGGGCCCCCGGTGGCGGCGTGGCGGGGGGCGGCAGCTCCTGGCGCAAGGCATCGAGGCGCCGCTGCCAGCCGCGGCCGAAGGTGCGCCAGGTGCGTAGTTGCTTGAGGAAGGCCAGGCGCTTGTCCAGCAGGCAATGCGCCAGCGCGAGGGCGTCGGCCTGACGCGCGGCGGCCAGGGTGGCGGGGGTGATATGACCGTTGGCCGTCATGCCCAGGCAGCGCTGCAACCATAGCAGCGATTGGCCCGGGCCTGAGTTAACGGCGGCATCAAAGACGACCAGGCGGATGAGGTCCGGGAGCTCGTCGCACCGGCAAGCATCCCAGTAAGCACTTTTGTAGATAACAGCCGCCTGGTCGAGCGGGAAATAACGCATGTCGCCCCGGTAGCCATGGGCGCGGGCGGTGCGCTGGGTAATGCCGAAGCGGGTGGCGCCGCCCGGGTCAGCCGGATGATGGGCATAGCCACCTTCAGCGGCCAAAATGTGGGTCAGGGCTTCGTTAAACTGCATCGGTCTTGCGCCTCTTTTGGATCAGCGCGTTAAAGGACGCGGCGACGCTATCTAATTCGGACGCCTTGCCCGCGGCCTTGAGGACCGGCACCGGGTTGTCGTGCAGGGCTGAGGACAGCGCCGCGGCGATGTTGTTGATTTGCGTGACCAGGGTGTCCCCGGTCCAGTAGGCGGCGCCCAGGCCAACGAGCAAACAGGCAAAGGCCAAGAGGGCGACTTCCCAGCGAATCTGCTGTAGGGCGTCGGATGAGTGAGCATGGATAAAGGCGACACCCACCGCGCCGATGATCTCGCCGTCATGGCTGAGATTGGTTTCAATGATGGTTTCATTGGGATGCGCCTCTTCATTGAGCGACCGGCACCGGCAGGTGGAAAGACGCTCACCGGCCTTATTGAAAACACAGATGCGAATGGCCCCGTAATTGGCGTCAATCAATTTGGCAATGGTGAGATCAATCCGGGCGGCGTCATTAGCCTGGACGGCATCAGTCAACACGGCCGCCGATAACTCGGCCGTGGTGTGCATCAGTTCATGTTGCTGAAGATTGGTTTTGCTGTGCAGATAGTACGCAGACAGCGCCACCACCAAAAACAGCGAGATACTTTGCACCAGGCCCAAGGTCATGACGATGCGGGTACGGATGTGCATCATTCTCCTAGCATCATCTTGATGATATCAATGACGGACGAGGACCAGGTGGTGCCCGTCAAGATGGCGTGAATAGCCCCCAGGGAGACCACGCCGGTCGTCAAAACAAAGACACCGCGCATCAGCCATTTCAACAGCCCGGCATGGCGTTCAATGGCGGAGAGTTGCGCCTCCGCTTGCTTCTGATACAGCGTTTCGACCGAGGCGCGCGTTTCCCGCACTTCGTGAAGGATCGTTTGATAGCCTTCGATAATGACCCGCAATTGCACCTCGTTTTCCAGGTTGCCGGTCTTGAGAACGCCCATATTGTTTTCCAACACGGCGACGCGATGGATCAACAGCTCGATCTCGCCCTGATTATGAAGAATTCCGGTCAGGGTGGGGTCGCCGGGGTCGTAATGAGGGGCGCTATCAGCCACGGTTGATCAACCTTGCTTGAGCAGGAAGACTTCGACGACGGCGCGAATCAGCGTCTCACCTAAATCCATGGCCTCCAGCTTGGCAAACTCCAGCACCATCAGCATTTTCTCGTTACCCGGAACGTCCAGTGGAGCGATGGTGCGGACCTTGGTGACGATGCGCTCGAACAGGCCGGACCCGACGTAGAGCCGCAAGGCGCTGTAGATAGTGGCGAGGAGTAGGGCTTGCATTTTAATGTTCCTGGCAATAGACGCCGTATAGGTAATTCCCTGAATCAATAGCCGAATGGACCCCTGAGATGGCTGATATCGGTCTCACTTTTGGGCTGCACGATAGGGGCTCCCGTAGGAATCCGCAGCATGGGAGCGACGAGAGTCCCATCAACAGGAGCAGTGCGCTTGACCGTGCCATAAAAGGCCAGCAGCAACCCGCCCACTTCGACCACTTGGAGCAGCACATTAGTAAGCCCCTCGGCATCCACCACATACCCAGAACGTCCCGCAATGCCGGCCAGGATGGTAGCTAGCAAGCCCCAGATAGAACGGCTCGTCCACCACGGCTTAGGGGCAAGCGGCACGGGCGTTTCAACGCTGGCGGGGGTGCGCTGATTAATGTAGTACTGGTACGCCTCTTCGGTCTTGGGGCCATAACGACCATCGACCGTGAGGTTAAAGCCGGTGGTCTTATTGATCTCGCGCTGGAGGGCGGCAATCTCGTTCTTAGTCATCATTGCACCCATAGCCAGATCGCAAACACGATTAAGGTCAGGGTCAGGGACATCATGAGCGTTTCCAGTTTCATAGCCACGCATACACCTGGGAGTAGGCTACACAGAACAGCATCCCGATCAGCGCAAAGACAAAGCCCACCATGTCCCAATCAGTTTGCGGTCTCACGATATCTCCGGGTATCCGTCCAGCGACTTACACCCTCTTGCTTCATCACGGATTTCTGCTCATCGGTATAGTCAGCCACCATGAGGGGGATGCCGTGATCAGCATAGCCCTGGCAATGGCTTAACTCGTGCTTGAGTGATAGCCAATTGAACCCTGGAACATAGCGCACATCGCAGGAATAGACTCCGCCATACGGCTTAGGATCCAGATAGGCCCATCCGTAAACACCGAGCGCCAGGAGCAATGGATTCATGAGGGCGACATCGAGCTTGCCGTCAGCCTTCAATTCAGCCAGGCGGGTATCGGGATAGCCCTCGACAAATGGATAACGGTCATCTTGGCTGCCTTGCGGTAAGGTATCCATAAGGCCAATCACGCAATCCACGTCCTCACACCGCGCCGTCTGCGCATCAATGGCCGACGTGTCCCGCACTTGGGGCGTCGTGCAGCTACCTGTGAGCAGGGCCGAGGAGATGAGGAGGGTGCGGGTCATAGGGTGGCGGCGAGGTCGGCTGTCCGTAGCTCAATCAGAGCGGTGGCGGCCGGGTCGTTGGCATCACTGTCGCCGGCCCGGGCCGTCACCCAGGCGCAACCGAGGGCGCTGCGCACGGCAAGGCTGGGAAATAAGGGCATGGCTACACCGCCTCCAGATAGAGCTGACTGAGGCCGTGGCCGTTGGCCAGGGGCTGACTGACGGCCCGCCAGGTGCGGCCGTCGATCAGGATGGCGTCGTTGCGGCTCAGCGCGGCCAGGACCGGGCTGAGGCCGTGGATACGCGCCACGCGCCGTTGGATCTGAGCCAGGCCGTCGCCCTCTTCCTCGGGGGCGAGGAAGAAGTGGACGGCAGCGCTGGCACCCTCGCCCCAGGTGGCGGTCACCACGCCGGGGACATCATCAGCAAAGAGGGCGGACCAATCCTGGCTCATGGCGCGATCCCGTTAGATCAAGGTCACCAGGCAGGACTGCTGCCAATAGCCGTAGCCGACATTGCCGGAGGCGTAAAGGCCGTATTGGTGGACACGCTGCTTGAACTCCAGCTCGGAGCCTTCGGCGATGGCGGACACTTCGACGGGCACCTCTTCCTGGCGGATGAAGGGCTTGACGTTGCCATCGGTGCGGAAGATGGCGAACCTGTCCGTCCAGGTCAGGCGCGGGTTGACCTGGATCTGGAAGCCGAAGCCGTCAGCGCTGGTGATGATGTTGGTGGCGCCGTTGGCCATGGCCGGGGTGCCGACCGCGGCGATGGCGGCCTTCCAGTAGGTCGTCGGCACCATGATCAGGAAGGAGCGGGCGTTCTCGTTCATCGGCTCGGCCTGATCGTCCTTGAAGCCCAGAATGGCTTGGGTGCCGTCCAGGATGCAGTGCATCAGCTCTTCCGGGGCCGGGGCAGTGGTGCTGCCGTGGGCGGTGGCGGCCACCGGCAGGGCGGAGATATCCACCTGGATGTCGTTGGACTGCGAACCGCTGTCGCCTTCGGCGTGGTCGGTGTCGAAGTAGAGCTGGCCGTCATAGCAGGCGGTGGACTCGCCGGCGATGATGAGGGTAGACAACAACCGCGCCCAGTGAGCATTGGCGCGGTCCACTTGCTCGGCAATGCGCACCATGATCTGGCCGGTCTTGTCGCGGCGCAGGTCGTCGATGCTGATTTCGAGGGTGGACTCGAATGCCTTGTTGCGAATCGAGTAAGCGGCCTCGCGCAGACCCTTGGCCTGGCGTTCTCCGACCCATTCGCGCATGGCGGGGGACATACCCAGCCACTTGTAATCTTCGCCGGCCTGGTCTGAGGCGAAGAAGTTGGAGAGCTGGTTGGCCCAGCCGGTGGCGCCCTGTTCCAGGCGGCGGAAGTACTCGCCGATGATGGCGCGCGAGCTGAGAGAGGCAAGAGGAGTAGGCATGGATTGGCTCCGGATTGATTGCGATTAGGAAGACTTGGCCCAGATGCCGCGCGCGCGCGTCACTTGCCAGCCGTCGGCATCGCCATAGGCCAGGGCGATGAAATCGCCGCGCCGTGCCGTTGCCTTGGTATTGAGCATGTCCTTGTCATCGGTGCTGGCCGCGTCCTTGTAGGCGATGCCGTCGGCACTGTTGGGGCTGACCGTCACCAGGACCGTGCCATCGGCGCCGCCGTTCATGATGACGCAGGACAGCGCCAGGACGGCGGGCAGGGTGATGGCCTTGGCGTCGGTGTCCACCCAGAAGCCTTTGCCGGTGTCCTGCTCGTCGAGGGTCTTGTTGTCGGAGACGGTCTCCCACAGGTAGCCGGCCCAGGGATCCTTGAGGGCGAAGGTGTCGAAGTCCACCACGCCGACGGCCGAGGAGACAAAGCGCGAGACGAAGCCGACGAAGGTGCCGCCCACCGGGGACAGGCTGAAGGTAGCGTCGTCGCTGGCATAGACCGGCAGGCCGATGTCAGTGATGACCAGGCCGGTGATGGCCAACTGGATGGAGCCGCGCTTGGCGACGTTAATGGCCACGGCGCCGGCGGCACCGCTGGCGTTGTTGGCTTCTTCCTTGGCGAAGCCGAGGAAGCGGTCGCCCGCGACCAGGGGCCGGGCATAGCCAGCCAGTTCACCGACGGCGGCGCCGGTATAGATGATGTCCGATGCGATCACCGGCACTTGGGTGTAGTCGCCCAGGGAGTAAACCGAGGGGGTGTTGACGGCCAGAGTGGTCATAGAGGGGTCCTCAGTTTAAGCCGCACGCGCGGGCTGATGGTCAGGGGTACGGGTATCACGCAGGATGCGCACCCGCCCGGAGGCGGTGGCGGCGCAGAAGGCGTTGTAGCGCTCCAGATTGCCGCCGAACTCGGCGCGCAGACTGGCGTTATTGGCCCAGTTGCGGGCGTTATGGGCCTCGGCATCGCCACCGGGCTCGTCGCCGGGGGCGCCGGTGGCGCTGTCGGCAGGCGGGGCGGACTGGTCGCCATCGGCCAGCCAGGCGGCGCGATAGCTAGTCGTGTCATTGGCGATGGACGTGACCGGGGCAGCAACGATCATGGCCTGGGCCTGCTCGGCGGACAGGCCATTGGCGATGGCTACCACCGCCATGGACATGGCGGAAGGGTTAGCGCTAAGAGTGGCAAGGATGCCAGAGGCCCGGAGGCGTTCGGCGGTAGTGCCCTCTTCACGGCCGAGGGCGATGGCTGCCTGGAGGTCAGCCTCGGTGATGACGGGCAGATCAGAGGGGGCGCCCGCGGTGGGATTGTCAGTCATAAGGGGTTCTCCTGACGTGACGGCATACGGGGCGCGAGCCCCAGTGACCAGGCGCGGGCGGAGCTCGCTCTGGAGTTGGAAAAGAGATTCAAAGCTGGCGACGGCATCGGCCATGCCGGCGGCAACGGCGGCGGCACCGACCAGCACGCCCCCGCGCCCGAAGTCGCGGGCGACGGTGTCAGCGGTGGTGCCGCGATACTGGGCGACATCGGCGACGAAGATAGCGGCCAGCTCGTCCACCACCCGCTGCGCCTCGGCGCGCCCGGCCTCGGTGTCGGGGGTGGCCTGCTTGAGCGGGGATAAGGACGAGATGATCTTGATGGGTCCGTCTTTCTCGGGGCGGTAGGAGCCGACCACGCCAATGGAGCCTAGCAAGCCCGTAGGGCTCGTCACGATCTGTGAGGCAGCAGCGGCCAGCCAATAGGCGGCGGAGGCCGCCATGCCGTCCACATAGGCCAGGATGGGCTTACTAGCGGTGGCGGCGCGGATCATGGCGGCCAGGTCGGCAATGCCGGTGGCCTGGCCGCCGGGGGAGTCGATTTCCAGCACGATGCGGCTGATGGCGGGATCTTGCAGCGCCGCATCCAGGTCGTTGGCCAGGATCTCCACCGAAGTCGCCCCGGAAACCTCGGTGAAGAGGTTGGCGCGGCGGAAGATCGGGCCGGTGATGGGGATGATGGCGGTGCCGTCGCGGACGGTGACGGTGCGGGTGTTGTCGAGGGGCCGGCCTAAGCGCGCGGCCAGGGCCTCGGGCGCCTCATTGGCGCGCGCGGCGATGGTCAGTAACTGTTCCAGGGCCTCGGCGCGCAGCGCCCAGGGGGTGTCGATGATGAGGTCTAAAGCGCGGATGGTCATGCGGGGGTCTCTTCCTGTTGATCGGCGCCATCGTCTTCGGCATCCTCCGGCTCGTCGTCCGCGTCCGGCTCCGGCGGCGGGGCGGTGGCGAAGCGGGCGGCGACGGGGGCCGGTTCGGGAGGCGGCGGCGGGGGATCCTGGCGGGCCTCCTTGGCGCGTTGGCGGACCACCAGGTCGTAGTCTTTGCCGGTCAGGGCGGCGGTCTCGGCTTTCTTGGTGCTGATGCCGATCTCCAGGCGACTGGCGGCGGCAGCGACGGCCTTCTGCTCGTCGAGGATGGGGGGCGCGTCGCCAATCCAATCGGCGCCGAGCCAGGCTTGGCGCAGGAAGGGGTCGCGCAGGAAGCCGGGGGCCTGGAGGCGGCCGGCGGAGATGGCGTCGGTCAGGACCGCTTCATAGACCGGCTGACACAGGGATTGCGCCAGCCAGGCGCGGCGGCCGGCGAAGAATTGCCAGGCCATCAAGAGGGCCCCGCGCGCGGCGGAATAGCTGCTCTGGAAATGGCGGGTTAGGACTTCGTGGGGCAGCTCCAGGGCGGCGCCAATGAGGCGGGTGAAGGTGGTCAGGAAGGATTCGGCGGCGGCATTAGGGGCCTTGGGGTCACTGAATTCGATGGAGTCACCGGGAAAGAGAGAGGCGACGGTGGAGTGATCCAGGTCGAATTTCTTTTCCCGGTAGTAGTCCTTACGACCGCTGCTGTATTCGGTCGGGGTCATGGCAGCCAGGCCCTCGCCGTCCTTGGTGGTGACGAAGGCGAGGAAGAGGGCCGATTTGACCGCACGATCCACCTCGGCATCGATGTAGCGGTCCATCTGCTTGAGGACGGACATCACCGGGGCGAGATCCGGCACCCCGCGCGTCTGGCCTGACCGCAATTGCTTGAACAGGTGCAGGGTGACGCGGCGGCCGGTGCGGGGGCCGAAGGCGGGGAGCGCGGTCCAGGACTGGGTTTCGCCACTGCGGCGCAGGGCGTAGGGGTGCAGGCGGGCGACGTGATAGCGCTGGGGGGCGCCCTGGGGGTCCTTTTCGACGCCCGCAATGAGGGTCGCGGTGTCGCTGGCCTGGTTGGGGTTACAGACGCGATCGGCCTCGATGTGCTGGAGGGCGAAGCCGTAGGGCCAGTCGCCGCGCGGCCGGGACAGGGAGACCTGGGCGATAAAGTGATCGCCGTTTTCCAGCACAGCGCGGAAGGCCAGCTCTTGCTGTTCGGCGAAGGTCAGGGTGCGGGCCAGGTCACAGTTGGCGGAGTTGGCGAACAGGGACCATTCGGCCTCGGCTTGCGCCTCCCAGGCATCGGCGGCGTCGTCATCCAGGCCGAGGCGTTCGCGGTCGATGCTGGCGTTGAGCTTGAGGCCGGTGCCCACCGTGTTGGTGACTTTGCAGGTGATGGCGGCCCCGGCCAGGGGATTGTTGCGCAGGGCGTCGCGGGAGCGGCGGCGCAGTTCGGGGATATCGCCGAGGCTGTCGCTGTCGGCATCGCCGACACTGGTGTACCAGTATTCGCCGGCACGTTCGCGGGAGGCGGATTTCCAGGGGCTGGCGTCGGAGCGGGCCTCGATGGCCAGGGCCTGGTCTTGGATAAGGCGGAGGGCGGCACTGGCCATGGCTTAGCCCCGGAAGATGGCGCGGCCGAGGGTGACGCCCCCGGAACGGCTGGCGAGGCGGGTCGTCCAGCCTTGCCAATAGTCGATCTGGTCGCGGACCTGGGCTAAATCGGCGCGGGTGAGGTCATGGCCCTCGACGGCGATGCGCTGGCCGGCGGCGATTTTGGTCTCAGCCTCCAGCCAGAGGGCGAGCTTGGTTTCTGCGGTGGTGAGGTCAATGCCAGCCATGGCATAAGGATGACCGGCCGGGGGTGACGGGTCATTAGACGATTCGTCGGTTTTTTCCGACGATTCGTCGGATTTTAGGCAATAGTGGCGCGGGCGGGATCCTGGGTGGGGGTCCAGGCCAGGGAGCGGGCGCTACCCAGCACATGGGCGCGGCCGTGCTGATCGATGAGGGCCAGCACCCGCGTAGCCCAGCGCGGGACGGCGGCCGGACCCCCCCAGCGATAGACGGTATCGATGGAGACGCCAAACTCGTCAGCAAAGGTCAGGACGGTGAAGCCGTTGCGGCGCAGGGCGGCGCGGAACTCGGGTTTGGTCATGCTCATAGGCGTATCACGCTCGGGGTATCGGCAGGGTTTAGATCACATCAAAGCGGCGCCAGTTGGCGGCGTCCGGGGCGCGGGCATCATTCATCAGCCGCTGGGCCTGGGAGAGATCGACGTTGCTGAGACGCATCGCCGCCAGGGCATAAACCAGGGTATCCAGGGTCTCATTACGGGCATAGGTTTTTACCCACTCCAGATGCACGCGGTTCAATTTGTGTTTGGTGACGAGGCGTTCCGCGGCTAACTGGCGGAAATACTCGTCATCGAAGGCGGGATCCCGGGGAAAGTGGATATAGCCGGGGCCGGGATGCGGCAGTTTCAGGCGGGCATACAGCAGGGCCTTGGCCTGATCGACGCCGACGATCTCCGGCAGGACGCCGGAGCGGGAGCGATAGCGCAGCCGGCGGCGACGCTTGGCCTCTTCCTCGACCAGGGGCCGATACATGCCTTCCTTGCCCTTGACCGCACGGCAGTAATGCCGCTTGCGGACAAAGTCATAAACCATGGACGCCTGAAACCCCGAGTCCACCGCGACGATGGCTAACCGCCGCTCACTGATCAGGTCATCCAAATCCGACCAGACCTCCTTGAGGGCGGGGTCACCGGGCAGGATGACATGCTCCAGCAACCAGGCTTCCTCACCGGCACCCCAGGCCACCAGGCTGATTTCCAGGCGATCCTTTTGCACGTCCACCCCGGCGGTCACCAGGACGGCGGGAATATCGCTGAGACTATAGGGCTCCAACCGCGCGATCAGCGCCAGGTCTTCGATATGGTCGCCCTGCTCCTCCCAGGTCTGGCCCAGATAGGTGTTGATAAAGGATTTCAGCTCGGCACTGTCGCCCTGGCAGCTTTTCCATTTTTGCGCGATCTGGCGCCAGTTGAGGCCCAAGCCGATGGGGGCATAGAGGGCGTTGAGGTGATAGCCGTGGATATGCTTGATCTGGGGGCGCTGGGCGCGCCATTGGCCGGCGGCCAGCATCTGCGGCTTGAAGCCTTCGGCGATTTCGGCGCCGCAGTCGCAACAGACATACCAGGCTTCCAGGATCTGGGGGATAGCCTGGAGGTCGTGGTCCGCGGGGGGCGCCTCGCGGTAATGCAGCAGGGGCCATTCCAGGGGCTGAAAGTGCCCGCAATGGGGACAGGGCACCTCGTAACGGCGCTGGTCGCTGCGCTGGTACATCATCTCGATCCGGGACGAACCCGCCAGGGTCGGGGTGCTGACCATGTAGGTCTTGGCGCGCGAGAAGGTGCGCTGGCGGTTTTCGATCAGGGACAGCGGATCGCCTTCCCCGCCCACATCCCAGGGGAAGGCGTCGATCTCGTCCAGGACCACATAGGGCAGGTGATCGGCGCGCAGGCTGTCGGGGGAATTGGCGCCGGCCTTGATGAGGCGGGCGCGGGCGCCGTACTCAAGCAAGTCGCCGCGGTTGACGCGGGCGCGTTGGGCGGTGGAGACCAGGGCGGACAGGGCCGGGGTCTCGTCGATCATCTTGGCCAGCCGCGGGTTAAAGCTGCGGTCGCGCAGTTCCAGGGTCGGCACCACGAGCAGGAGGTCCTTGGTTTGCAAGTGGGCCATGACGTAGCCGACCCAGTTGAACAGGGCCTCGGTGTTGTGCGTCGGGATCATGGCCCGGCCGCAAAGGTAGAGATGGCTGGGGGCGTCCACGGCAATGCAGCGCACCGGCACGGATGGCACTGGATCGATGGCCACGATCTCCCGGCGCTTGACGATGGCGGGGTGCCCGGCGGAGGGCGGCTGTTGCCTGGCCAGCTTACGGGCCAGCTTGAAGACCGGAAGGTCCGCATAAGCGACGAAACTGAGGCGGTGGTGATCGCCGGGATGGCGTGGCGCGCTGCCCGAAAATCCACGGCGTGGAGCCAGATAGTGGCTGGGCTTGAGACCCAGGCTGAGGAGTAGTTCGCTGACATCCCGTGCCAGGACGGCCGAGACGGAGGAGTATTCGCAGCGGCCATTGCTCCCGATGCTGCCGTCGCCATCCATGATCCCCTGCAACAGCTCCAGGCGCTGCGCCAGAGACGCGCGCAGATACAGGGCTGGAATGTGTTTTTGAACACTCAGACCCAGCTTGCCAATCAGCGTCAGGAATCCGGGGGTGCGCAGCACCGGATCGCGGTGCTTGCCATATTGATGGTGCATGGCATGTTGCCGGCGGCATTCTGAGCAACAGACAGATCCGGAGGGGGTGACGAAGGTGCCGGTCACGGCCAGGACGTGTCCGCGACCACACTGACCTTCCGGATTGGTCGGACTGGTCAGGATGATGTTGCAGGCCTTGCCCTTGTCGGTGGCCAGCTTGCGGGCGGTGGCTTCAATCCCGGCGGCGGTCAGGTGGCCCGCGATTTCGGCCGCATCGTCCTCATGGGCTGTCATCTGATTGCCGCTGGCATTGCCGTTGGCCAGCCAGTAGCCCAGGACGTAGGGGGGCAGTGGCAGGGGCGCGGCTGGCAGGTCGAGGGCGCCAGCCAGCGGGATGGAATAGCGCCAGCGATCACCCGATAGGAAGCTGGCGGCGATCTCGGCCGTGATGAGCGTCACGCTATGGCGGTGCTGACCGCGCCGCTTGCCGGAGTGGCCCGGGAAACGGTCGCGGACCGTCCAGCGGTGCTCGTCATCGCAGGTAATGACGGCGCCATCGCTAAAGGTAATCGCATAACAGGCGCGGCCACTGAAGACGGGCGAGGCATAGGTCACCGTGCAGGGCTGCCCCGTATCCGCGATGACCTGATCTCCGGGACGAAGATCGCCCATAAGCGCCCACCCATCCGGGGTCGGGATGGGCGTATCAATGGCGAGCGGCCCTCCCACGCCTGCGGATTTTTGAAAAACGACGGTGCGGACGGGCGAGTGTTCCGAAAGGTCAGCCTGGATGGCCTTGAGAGAGGGCGTCAGTGCGGTACGCCAGGGGCCGG